GACAAAGACCTTTGCGGAATACCGGCCTTTTCCTCTTGCGCTTCCTTCACCTGAATCAATCTGGCTCTTATATTCACCGGTTCTGACCGGAGCTTTTGCGGCTACAACATCAGCGACTTCATCAGCCGCTTCTTTCACAGCCTTATTGACAGTTTCACCGGCAATGTAAGCGTAATTATCAAGCTCTTTCATCACAGTTGACGCAAGCGCATCAATTTTGATTTTGCCGACCTTTGCCATAGTTCACACTCCGGCTTTACGCTCCAAATACAGCTCTATATGATCAGCGTCACGCTTATAGGTGCGGTAAATTCCGTACCTTGCACCGTCATACTCGCAAAGCTCTTCCTTTTCATAATCCGGTGCAAACATTTCAACCTGATATTCCGCTTTCAGTCCGTTTCTACCGGCTTCAAACCATTCACGCTGACCAACGCTGTTGACTGCGCAGAAAACATCTCTTCTCGACTCTACCGGCACACGCTGCCCGATTTCATCTTTCTCATAGGTGACAGCAATCAGCGTCAGAACGTCTGACATATCCATTTGCTACACCTCCGAAGATGTTTCTACAGGCAAACCATAACCTGTCATACAAAGGAGCTTTGTCACCTTGTCATGGTAAATATCGGCCCAACGTTCTGCATCAGGATTGTTGCCGAATTTCCATTTACAGTAAAACACAACGGCATTCTGAATCTGCTGATCATAGATTCCCAGCTTCAAATGCTCATCTTTACGGTAAATGCCAAAACCGGCAAGCTCCAGCAAACAATCATCAATCAGAGCCTGAATCTCTTCATCAAAGATGCTTGTTTTAATTCTCAAAGCCACTTTCACATGGTCAAGCATGGTTCATTCTCCTTCGCAAACAGAGGGAGAGTTTTACCCCTCCCTCTAACGCTCAAAATCAGGTCGCAGCCTGTTTGATGATCTGCATACCGTGATAGGCAACCAGATCAGCATTTGCAGTCTGAAGGCCGCGAATACCGATCATATTGCGCTTGAAGTAATCGCCGCCCTCATCGGTTTCAACTGCATAGTTGTCCCACATGGGCATGTCAATGGCACCGGGCTGGCCGAAGAGCTGAACACCATCGGTCAGATTGTCATCAACACGGAACGGAATGGCAAGGCCGCCGTCCTTGATGATGCCGCTGGTCACGCTGCCGTCATCAAAGGTGATCTCAAATACAGCTTTTTTCTCATTGGTGCCGCGCACATCGCCCAGGGTACTGAGGTCATTCTGAGTGAGGTACAGCTTGACATTGCCCTTACCATCAATGGCACGGAACTTCAGACGCAGCTTACGCAGGTAAGTCGCATCAAGAGCGATGCTGGTTCTGGTTTCAGCCAGAGCGGAAGCCTGGACAGCAGCAACGATCTTGGAGGCGGCAAACGCACGAAGAGCGATGAGAGCGGAATCTTTAATAGCACCTTCATAGTCAAGAGGACTCATCTTCTTGACCTGCTTGGAAATCTCATCAAGAATGCCCCACTCAGCCGGATTGATCGTTACATAGTTGTAGGTGGAAGCGGTGCCAGCAACAGCATTGCCATCGGTAACAGCAGCCGCAGCCGCATCGGTTGCCTTATAAGCGGCAATCCACGCACCGGAGCCGGTCAGGGGAATAGCGTTTACATCATCAACAATGCCGGATGCAACAGCACCCAGGCCGCTGATGCCGCCGACCTTGGTTGGTTTCGCAATGTGACCGGTGCTGAGAAGCTGACGGATTTCCATCTTGCCGGTGCGAACAAAGTCAAGCGCACGTTTTTCATCCGCACTCTGTTCAGTGCGAACCACCTGGCGAAGAGTGGCAGCGGTGTCGGCAGACACACCCTTGCGGAGTTCATCCATCTTGCTGTTCTGGTTGCGGATCTCCTCGGCCTCTTTATTCAAGGCGCGGACTTCCTCCAGGAGAGCGTCCACATCATACTGTGCATCTTTATCATTGATCATTTTATTGATTTCGGCCTTTCTGGCCTCAATTTCGTCAATACGCATTTTTTAAACCTCCAAAAGTAGTTTTAATAGGGTTTTCTTTCTAGCTTCCTCTTCGGCCCTCAGTCGCTCCGCTTCCAATTCTCTGATGACTCCCTCAGAGTAATTGCGGGCCGATATTTCAGTGCTGTCATTTGCCGGAAGGCTCACTGCCGACACATCATACAGCTTTGAAATTTTGGTAATGGTTCTATGCACCGTGACAATGTTTGTTTCACGGTCATAGACAGTCTCGGTCTTGTCTTCCTTCACTCGGAAACCGAAAGACATCTTGGTTGTATAACCGCCCTTGATTTCCTCATAAAGCTGCTGACCGATCTGAGTGCCGCCAAGATCAGCTTCAACGCACAGACCATGATCGTCTACATTCAGCCGGAGCGTATTGTTGGAGCATCTGGCAAAGACTCTGCCCTGGTGGTCATACTGCATGATCACATCGGACATGTCACACTCATCAAATGCATGTGGATCCACCTGCTCAAAGACTTTGTAATCTCCCCAATCAAAGAGCAGATATTCATCACCGAATGTCGTAGCATATCCGCGAACCTGTTTATTATCGGTTTCGCCTTCCTGAAGTTCACGACATTCAAAATCAGCGGTTCTTCGGTATTCTCTACCGTCTTCAACACGCTTCAGGATCTTGTTCATCATCTCTTCGTCACCCACGGTTTATTCCTCCTCTTCCTTATCCTCTTCATTATCATCATCTTTGCTGTTGTTCTTGCTGCCGGTATTCATCTTTTCATCGGCATTCATATATTCGCCACGGATAACGTATTCTTTTCCGTTGCCGTCCGGGATCGGAGGAAGGTTCCAAATCTCACGCACTTCATCACGATTCAGAACGCCTCTATCAATCAGCTCTGCGGAAATGTTAAGCCGTTCCTTGGTTGCCATATAAACCATTCGATTGGCATTGATCACAACAGCCGCATCAGTTCCGCTCAGTTCGCCAAGATTCTGAAACAGCTTCAGCATCACCTCAGATAACTGAACTGCCCAAGGCTCTGTATCACCCTCATAGAACGCTGTCCAGGTATCACCGTAAGCCTTATTCATCAGAATATCATCGTTCGTGCCAAAATAGCTGTTGACACGATCTCTGATTGTTTTCATGGTTTCACTGTCGGCAACGAACGGTTTTGAATCGATCTGCTTCAGGTCTTCATAAGTTTTTGGGAAAAGAAGCGTCATACCGCCTTTTTTACCGGCAAGCGTGTTGAACCTATCCTGTTCTTTCTGCAAATCCTCTTCAAAGGCAATATTGTTATACCTTGCCATGAATCGGAATGTTGCAGAATTCTTGACACCTTCCTTAATTCCCTGATCTTCAATGCTGATCAGATCCATTGTCGGTGCAAGCGCATCATTCGATTCCCCGAAGAAATCATTTTTATACTGATGCTTGGTCATTACTCCGACTTGCCAAATTGGAAGCTGTGCCATGCTTCCTTCACGGAATTCAAAGGCAAGCCAGGGATTACCGCCGACCTGAACAGGCCGACACCGCCCAGGCAAAATAGGATAGATCTCCGTGACACGGCCATACTCATCAAACACCGGAACAATAAAAGCAGAATTATCTACTTCATAAATTGTCTTCAGCCGGTAAAGGAACTGCGGCCAAGTCTGTAATTCATTCGGCCTTACAAGCCTCTTGCTGAGATACTGCGCACCATGCCCACGAAATTCAACCTTCAGCTTTGACGCAACATTCGCCTTTGCGTGGATCGCCGCCCTGACCATTTCCATTTCATAAAGTTGACCGTCAAAATCTGTGAATGTCGGCACATATGCGGTCAACGCTTTATATTCAGTTCCTCTGTTCGGCTCTTTCTTGCCGAAAATCTTTTCAAAGAGTCCCATTTATACACCTCTCTTATTCTGGAGTTGCTGACCTATCTCGGCATACCATTTTTGCCGCACGGTCATAGCGTCCAGAAGTGCCGCAGTGCCGTCTATATGCTGTCTTGATTCCATCTTGATCATTTTCACCTTTGACGTTTCAATGTCGCGTTTCAAGGCAGCGTTTAATAGATGCGCTTTTAAAAGCCCATTATTACCGATGTTTATTCTTCCATCTTTGATACTGCCTTCAAACTCATTGATAACCGGTGTGAGGTTGTAGCCCTGATAAACATCATCCATCTTCAGACCAAGGCTTCTCAGTTCTTCAACCATGTACTGAGCCGAATACCGGTCATAGCCAATCACAAGCGGCAGAATCTCATATTCCTTAATCAGTTTCACAAACCAGTTAACACAATCATGATAATCAACAAAGTTTTCACCGCTTGGTGTAAGTATCCCTTTTTGAACAAATGTTCTATACGGCACTTTGTCTTCAGCTGTAGCATCATCAATCCGGTCAGCTGGCATGAAGAATTGCGACAAAACAAACAACTCTCCATCCTTCTCCACAACCGCACAACAGGAAGTCAGGTCAGTAGTTTGTGAAAGGTCAATGCCGCCGACGCAATAACTATGCCGAAGATCATCAATTGTGAATTCTTTCTTGCTGGCCTTATTAACAGCCGTGGTTGAGAGCCAGGCTTGTGAACTGTTCTGCTTGATGTTGCAATACTTGGTAAGGAATTCAGCTTTTTTGCTCAAACTTCCTTCTGCAATATTGATTTCCTCAAGCATATAATCAACGGAAACAGATACGCCAAGATTCGGATTTGCTTTATGAATCTCATTGATATCATTCCATTTGTCTACACGATCAATCGTATAAAGGAATGGTGCTAATCTGGTTTCCTTGGAGCCGCCCATTAACACTGCTGTGCATCTCATGATAAGCTCATCAAACGTACCATCATTCACATAACCGGCTGTTGATATGCTGATAAGCAGCGGTTGCCGTCTTGCACCAAGGGAAGACTTCAGAACCTCGTAGAACTTCAAGCCCTGATCACCAGCCCAGGATGCAGACTCATCACAGATACCAAGAGAAATATTTAAACCGTCGCTTTTCTTTGCGGAAAAAGCCAACGGTTTCAAAGTCGTATTTGATTCTGCAATATAGATATCTGATCTCCGCTTTTTTGCCATCTCTGACAATTCAGGATCCTTCAAGATCATCTGATAAGCGGCATCGTAACATAATCCAGCCTGTTCCAGCTTTGGAGCGGCAAAATAGATTCTTGCACCATATTCACCGTCCATGTAAGCACAATAACAGGCAATGGCAGCCGCCAGAAGTGTTTTGCCGTTCTTCCTGCCTATAACGATGACGATTTCACGAAACCGCCGATCACCATTATCATCCATGATGCCGAAGATAACAGATAGCAAAGCTTTCTGCCAAAGTTCCAGCTTGATAAGCTGTGGAGCTAACCGGCCTTCATGATGTCTGCAAAAATTTTCAATAAACCGGATCGCTTTACCGGCCTGCTTGGCATCATAGATATATTCGC